TGCTTCCACTTACCGCACCCAAGTTTGCGTAGATGGTTGCTATGTCACCTGCCTGACTTGCGGCATTACTTGTTAAGGTTGTGAGTGTTCCGCTGACAGCGCCAAGATTAGCAGATAAATTAATGCTACCAATGTTACCTGAATATGTTGGTAGATAACTAGACACATTGGCGTTGCTGTAATTACCTTGAGCATTGGCTATTAATCCTGATTGTACAGCTGCGTTGCTAGTTAAGGTTGTAATTCCAGATTGTAAAGTTAGTATATTACCTTGTAATATTGCTACATTACCTTGTAACGCCGAAACATTTGTTGTAATACTAGATGTATTAACTGAAGTAGCGACGCCCCCAACCGTTGTTCCGTTATGAAGATATAAGGTATTAGTATCGGTATTAACTATCAATTCACCAGGGGCACCAACGTAGGTACTAATTGCCGCTGTGTTGCCTCTTCGTAACTGTAATCTTCTTGGTGCCTGCATTATATTATACCTAGGTCAACGTTGCCACTGTAGTCTGTAGTGCTTGATGTAAATGCGTCTGTTTCAAATGCTGGATTAATTCTTAGTTCAGCATAGACGCCATAGTTATCATCACTATAAGTAGGTGTTTCATGTACACCATTGTATTTTAGGAACGCAAGTTTGTATCTGCTCTGCGGTAGTGTGTTAATAAAATCACTAGTCAGCATACAATTTGCTGTAGCTGTGCTGACATTACTAACCGTTACACTCACGTTTGATACAACATTGCCTTTCAAATAATCAATAATGTAACCACTAAATGTCAATCCAGCAATATTAGCCGTCTTTTGATCTTGGTTCTTAAATTTGATAACAATAGGGTTATCTGCCCCGCGATAAATTTCGATTGGTCTTTGATACACGATGTTGTTCCTTCTGTCAGAAATGGCAGGATCGTTATAGTCCAAAATCTGAACAGTGAAAATATTCTGATATAAATAACTTGTGATTACAGGCACTTTTGCTTGATCCTTTAGAGTATTTATCGCGAGTCGTATGGAAGATAGTTACAAGAATTTATTAGACCAATACCCATTTATTAGCTATCTGACCTACGGAGGTAATGACTACATTGGCATTGTACAAAACGCAGATGAGATCATCACTACAATCTACGATTTTTCAGCTCTACGCACGCTAGATCAAAAAGAACGTTTTTTGTCGCTGGCAGATCAGTGGTGGTGGGAAAGTAATAGGCTAGTGCCTATCAATGTATTTCTAAAATTAGATTGGGTAGAGTTTAGACCCTGTTTAAAAACATTCAACAGCAAGGACGTTCTTATACAGCACGGCCCTTACGTTAGTCTAAAAGAAATAGCTCAGAAACGCAGTAAGCGCCGTAGTATTACACTGATTCGCAAAGTAGGTTAGTTAGTTAACATTAATAGTTCTTCAAGAGTGTATAAACTCTTAGCACCTTTAGATGAATTTTCATTCGCTTCTAAAATTCTTAAATTGGCAGGATGATTTACTACACTTTCTGGCAGACTAGCCAACCATGAATCCCATATACTAAACTTATGATCAACATGATATGTTCGCTGACCTAAACTATATCCTTGTGCTTTTGCCCATCGCTGTGCTCTAACTCTAATACGTCTAGCATATTGCCTAAAATCTTTCATTTGTTCTGGGGTAAAATCTCCCCATTTTTCTTTAATAGACTGTTTTGCTTTTTTGCGAGCAATTTCGTTTCCGCTACAATGCTCATAGAAACATTTTTTTGTTTCTTCTTTTCTTTTAATAGCGCCTTCCCAACTTTTCTTTGTTCGATTACTTAATTGATCTATATAAGAAGGGCACTCTTGATATTTTGATTTGCAAGTATACTTGCCGCCAGTATTTCGATGGGTAGCTGTATTACCGCAGCCAAAATGACATAAGGTATCTGCTGGAATAGATTGATGAGTTTGTTTATGGTACGAATACATAGCAGGATTATTTGCTATGTATTCACATACAGGACACTTTCTTGGATATGTTATCATACTATTATTTAGTATAATAATTAAAAAAGCACACGCTATGATTGCGTTTGTTGTTCTACTAATAAATTCATATTAACGACTACAAGTTGTGCGTAGGAAACGGCATGGGCACGTTTGAAGTAGTATCCATCATCCGCAGGTTTAGTCCACACATCAGCCGCAACATCTCGCCAAGTCTTACCAATTAAATGTCTTTTAGCTGGACGAATAACTGCTAGGAACATAGCCAGTCTAGGAATAGTATCCACAGGCTCAGGCATTTTAAGTAATGTATCATAGTGATTGTTAATGTGAATTAACTGCTGACATATTGCCGGATCATATAATCTAGCCCAATCAGGTTCACGCATTAGTTCAACTAGATGTGCTTCATCCCTAACCTGTTTATATAAGTTTACATTAAGAAAGTCTAACTTCATATAACCACGCTCTTCAGCATCGTTATAATCTAAACTAGAGAATCCTGTAAACGGATCTGTAGGTATATCAGTAGCATAGACACCTGTGTTATGCTTGGTTAACTTGCCGTCACGAATAATACTAGCCGATGTAGTATCTAATACTGCCAATACCTGCTCACGATCAGCAAAGTCAATGTCAACGTCGGACTTAAAACTTTTCAACACGTAACTTTCCTTGAGCTGTCATAGGAGCATTGTCCTGTGCTAGATGTAAATTCTCTGAAATATATTCTGTACGGCGTTCTACTTCTTCAATAGCAAACTTCACCAACAACAATTCAGTTTGTAGGCTAATTATCTCGCCCTTGATTTCATTCAATAATGCTACAACTTCTTCCATTATAAGCCTGCCTCTTTAAGAATTTGTTTAACCCACTCTGTATCTGCCAGATAGTCTTGGAACCTACGTTGCCAAAAGTCCGGGTCTATCCACGGAAGAATGATAGCAATCTGTTCTTCAGTGAGTCCACTAAGAAATTCGACCCCGCTATCACAATTAAAAACAATCCAAGGACTAACACGACCATTGGCAATATGATGGCAAATCCTATTCTCATTGCCATATCTAAAATAGTCATTGAAGCTGGCAAGCATTTTAGTCTCATCTGTATATTCCTGCATTTCTGTTAGGGCACGTTCAATCGCATCTTGAACTGCTTCTTTCTTAAGGTATGTGTGTAGATATTCTACATAGACCTTGTCATGACACCAATGGTCAAGTTTCTTATTTTCTTTAATCACATACTCAATGAACATACGCGGATTCACAGCACGTATAGCCACCATGTGACGACCAAACTTAACAAAGGCACTGTAGTAAGGACTGTCTACAAATTCCTTATAGCCTTTGAGTTTAGCTGAACCCTGTGTCATTTCATAAAATCGTAGATATGCCTGTAGCCCAAACTGTACACCAATTTCTTTTTCCTGTTGGTAACGACGTTTAGTTTCACAAAGATGCGCCGAAAGAGTAGATTCTTTACGAAACTCTTTATCGCAATATCTACACTTATAACTTGGACTTGACTTGTTTGTCATCGAGCCCGTGTTTTCTTGCCAGGTCTGTAATATCTCTTTTATCATTGATTGCCGCTAACAATTCTATTTCATCTTGTTTAAGTTCTGGATAAAGTTCTGCTAGGAACTTTTCTGCTTTGTTATTGCCGCCTTCTTTCTTTTTACTAGCCTGCCAGTAGTGCTTTTGCTTGCCCATGCCGGGACTAACTGTAGAACATAGTAACCACTGTAGTTTAGGATGTTTGCCTAGATCAAAGAAGTTCTTATTTACACGTTCATTTGTGGCCATTAGATAGTAGGCCTGTAGATCATTACTACCTTCTACACTAGCACCATAGCGCAACATTAGATACGTGCTAAACTGTTTACGTTCTTCATCAGTGAACTTATCATAGTACTTACGATCCTTACGATCAAAGGCCGCCATTTCATTACCTATGTAAAGCGGACTGTTAAAATCTGTGGCCATTATCTACCTTTGCGCAATACATTTAAAATTTGATTAACACTGGCCTGCATGTCAGTGTACTTGTTCTTTAGTTTGGCAATTTCTTCCGCTTGGTCTTTAATCATCATTTGTAAGCGTACTACTACATCCTGTTGCTCACGTAGCTTTTTATCCTGACTTAATAGGTTAGGACGCGGCGGAGCATTAGGATCAACTGCTCGCTTTTTCTTTGCTTTAAATTGTTCTGGGTTAAACATTTTTATATTCCTCGCTTAACTTATATATCATTATAGCATGATCAAGTGCGGTTTGTAAAGTCTTATTTGTCCGAGCCGCACGACGAATTTCACCCCATAATTTATCTTCTTTTATTTGTGCTATTGGGGTATATTCTGGCACGCTGTCCAGGGGTTCTACGCCACCTTCGTACATCATGTCGTCCGTTATCACAGCGGGATTAAGTTTGATTACCATATCTTACCGTAGTCTACTACTTCACTTTGACGGCTAATGTCTTTGACAAAGTAAGCACACATAGGGTGTTCACTTTCGTTAATTGGCACTGCTAACATCTGCCCTGGCTTAAGTTTAGGGAAATACCATTTGACATCTTGATAGATATCCACTATCTCAATTGGTTCAAACTTAGGTTTAAAGCTGTCTAATGGATTGAATGTAAACACACTAAAGCCACGGTCATTAATTGATGTTAATGGGATAACTTCTAGGTCCCCAAAGTCTGGCTCACCGATTAGTACCTGCCAGTCCGCAGGCATTTTAATTAGGTTGCCGCCAATGTTTAGGACCAATGCCGGACTGTTGAAACTTTCTAAGAAGATCAAGGGAATAAAGAAATAGTCTGGATTCTTTGGATCACTGTTATCTAATATAGCAAAACGTAGATCATCGATCTCGTCTGGTATTTCATTCATCTCATATGCTTGATTTTCTAATGTTAGTATGTACATAGTTAGTTCCAGTTAATAGTAAGTTCGTTAAGAGTCTGTAAGAACTCTTGGTGTGCCGCCAACGCATTATGGTTATTGTTTTTGGCAAGACCGTAAGGTAAATCCCAAGGGCCAGTATCTTCCCAAATAATATCTCTACCCTGCCAATCTTTATGTTTCATTGGACCCGGTATGAATACATAGGGTATATTATTTTTCTCTAATAGATCTAATCCGCTTTGAAGGTAAAAATAACTTTTTGCTTCTAATAGTCCTATATCAAACAGCTGGCTAGTATAATGTTTAATTGCTGTTTCTTTTTCTTTGGTTAGGTCATAGCAGTCTGTCATTTTTGAACTAACAGTATTATTAAGTTCGTTATAGTTCTTAGTTAATCTGGCATATTCAAATTGACCTAAGGGTATTTCAAATCTATCTGAACTAGTAGCAGCCACAACGACATAGTCAGGTTTGATTTTTACTGCTTCTTCAATTTGTAGTCTAATAAAAAAATTAGTTGCGCCTGGACTGGCCAAATTGATATAATCCCATTGTTTATCTACAGCATATAGATCAACAAAATTCACATTGTGTGAGTAATTAAACTCTGCCATTTCATCTAACACACTAGCAGTAAAATCGTAGGTATCAAATTTTGGCCAGTCACTGCCCTGTATCTCTCGGTACTTAAAATAACTAGTAGTTAAAAAACTACATCCACAGGCTACTAAGGTTGTCACTGCCAATCTACCTTTTCAACCACAAACGGATAGTTTGCTTCGTTGTAAAATTTCTTACGTGTTGTAATATGCCGTTTGGCAAATTTACATGTTGATGTTACGTCCCAGATCTGAACAAAGTCTTTATCTTCTGCTTTACGAATACCACGTCCAATGCTTTGAATAACCCTGACAAAACTCTTACCAGGTTCGATAAGTACAAGATTAAAAATACGAGGAATATTAATACCCACTGCCGCAACACCGTAAGTGGCCACAGCAACCACGTCATCACTTGTGGCAAACTCATCATAGCTTTCTTTTCTATCATCTGCTTTAGTTCCCCCAGAAACAAACACAGCACCTCTAATCTTTTCAATCAATGCCTTACCTGGTGCTATACGATCAACTAATACCAATGTGTTGCCTGTCTTGCGTATGCTTTCTACCAGCTGTGCGATGTAGTCTAGTCTACCTTCTGTTTCTAATAGATAGCGTAACTCGCTTTGATAGTCCTTGTACTCTACATGATCAATTAACTGTAGTATATTCACATGACAGTTGGCCAACACACCCTGTTCTTGTAGTTCACTAGCACTGAGTTTACCTATCACAGGGCCAAGACTACACAGTAGACTAACCTGCTCATATGGCTCTTTGGGTATGGTACCAGTTAGGCCCCAACGAATTGGTATGTGTGACATTACTCCAGTGAGCAAGGTCTTAAGCGCATCTGCTTTGGCCATGTGTACTTCGTCAACCATTACACAGACAACACCCTCAATGAACTCACCGATAGTAACATCTGCTTCACCACCTTTGGTATTCTTTAATAGAATGTTTAGACTCTGCCAAGTACAGATAGTATGTGTACGACCAAACTCTTTACGATCACCAAAGTATACGCCAACGTCTAGGCCTAGGTTAATATAGTCTGCTTCTGTTTGTGTTACTAGGCTTTTGTTTGGTACAATGACGATTGTACGCCCATAGGCTTCACAGCTATAACTTAGTGCGGCTGTCATGATTGTTTTACCAGCACCTGTGGCAATTTCTTGTATACACTGTGGATTGGTTAAGAAGTTATTGACAATGTCAATTTGATAGTCACGTAGGGTAATAGGCTGTCCTACCATTGGGTGTTTCTCGGGCCATACCTTGTGTGCGAATGTACTCTCTGTTACCTGTTGGAAATCAAACTGTGTACGATAATCTCTAACATCTTCAATTTCAATGTTATAACCACGACTGTCTAAATAGGGTATAATGTCATTGAGTAGATTAATGTATGTGCTACCGCCCATTTGGAAGTACGCTACCTTACCATCCCAACGACCCAAACGAACTGCGGGCAAATATCTAGCACCAGGTATTTCATATTTGAACTTGTTACTGAGTTCTTTACGTTCGTGTAGATCTAAGCCTTCAATCTTTACGTTCACTTCATCTTTAATTAATAGTCTAGCTGTGGCCATTAGTTTTTCTCATTTATAATAGTGTTGGTTAGGTACACTATCTTCTCTGCTTTGTTTAACCATTCTAGTCGTTTGCCGCCAAACATCATTTCGGCAGTGCTGACAAGTAAAGGCACCGGAAAGTCCCAACACTTAGGAATTCTACGAGCATATACTACTTTAACACCATATGGGTTATAATTGCTAGTCTTAGTTTTGCCATTATGATCAAAATAAACAATGTCGTCTTGACTAAATCTACTCAAATCTAATTCTGTGGACATGCCTGGGTCATATACGCATATTGGATAACGCTGTGTTAGTTCAGCATAGTCTAGTACCCAATCCCAATACCCAGCATCAGTAACTGGGCTCAGGTGTACATTGTGTCTGGTGCCGATATATTCTAATGCCGGACCGTAATCAATCGAACACTGTTCTAATATGTCGGCATCAACTGTGTAGCACAACACGCCCGAAGCATCTACTAGTTTAATCGGGTCGTTATCATAACGTTTAATATATTCTAATAGGCTCTTAGCAGCATTAGTGACAGTGTATCCATCTGCTGTTTTAACTAATTTGATTTCGTATGGTTTCTGTTCTGCCTTTAGTATTTGATCCATTAACGCCAGCAGGCCTTGTGATACTTCAAATTGATTACTCTGTGCCCAACTTACTAGCCAGTTGACATTGTATTCAGTAATTGCCACAGCCCACAATTTTTTATCATTGTCCCAGCGAGCAGATCCTTGACTTGAGTCTTTAAACTCTCGTATCTGTTGTATGTAATCTTGATTGTAGGGAAACTTTAGTTTGATAATATCGTCTTCAATCCAAATTGATCTACTACGATCAATTTTACGCACTGGCATTCTGAACTGTGGGTTTTCTACAGGAGTAATGTCAATACCGTTGTTGGTAAATTGCCTACGATATTTAAGTATCAGTTTGATCACTAGCTCGCCTTGACGATCAGTTAACGCTGAACCAAATAATGTATTATTGGCCATGCTGTCTACAATCTGTACATCATATCGAGCAAGACTAATTTTACGCACGGGTGTGATCCACATGGCTTGACTACCGGGATCGTATCCTGCTAGGTATTCTAAGTAGTCTTCGACATGATGATAGCTTAACATACTATTAGTATACCTTCTTTAGTTCTGAATAGCAAGAGAAAAAGAAGCCCAAATGTTTCCACTTGGGCTTAAAGATCCATCACACTAGGAGCTAGACAATAGCGTATGATGGAGTATTACAAAAATATTTAATCTAATCCTGTGATCTCACCTTTAGAATTGATACTGATCTTTTCTGCGTTTGGTCGTTCTGGTAAGCCTGGCATGGTCATAATGTTACCGCAGACTGCTACGATATACTCAGCACCCGTACATAGTTTTAACTCACGCACTGTTAAGACATGTCCTTCAGTTGCGGCTAATTTATTAGCGGGATCATCACTGAAACTGCTTTGTGTTTTAGCAATACAAACAGGATAATGTCCATAATCTCGTTGTAGTTCTTCTAAATGTTTAGTGACCTTGGCATCCATAGTTATATGGTAAGCACCGTAAATTTTACGAGCTACTTGCTCAATCTTATCGCACAGTGTATCATCATCTTCGTAGGTCAGCGCCATCTGATGTTTTGATCGATCAATAGCAATAACAACTTCGTGTGCTAGGTCTGTGGCACCATCGCCACCATTAGCAAAGTGTGTACATTCAACTGCTTCAATGTCAAATGTTTCTTTGATGTGCTCAATTAATTCCGCAATCTCAAGGTCAGTATCATCTTTAAAACGATTAATAGCAACTACACAAGGCAGGTTATACCATGTCTTAATGTTGGCTATATGCTTATCTAGGTTGTCGTAGTTACCTTGATGTTTAACGGCTCTAACTGTTGCTACAAGCACTACTACGTCAGGTTTAAGACCGCTTTTACGACACTTAATGTTAATAAACTTCTCAGCACCCAAGTCAGCACCAAAGCCTGCTTCAGTTACTACGTAGTCAGCTAACTTCATAGCCAGCTTAGTAGCAATAACACTGTTACAACCATGTGCTATGTTGGCAAATGGACCACCGTGTACTAGCGCAGGAGTGCCTTCTAAGGTCTGTACTAGGTTAGGTTTAACGGCTTCTTTTAGTAATGCGGCCATAGCACCATGTGCCTTAAGATCTTTAGCTGTAACAGGCTTACCGTCTTGTGTGTAGCCTACAGTGATCTTACCTAAACGCTTTTTTAAGTCCTTGAAGTCGTTGGCCAAACATAGGATAGCCATTACTTCTGACGCCACTACAATGTCAAATCCTGACTGTCGTGTAACGCTGTTATGGGCTCCCAGACCTACACAAACGTCGCGTAACGCACGATCGTTCATGTCGCTTACACGTTTCCATGTGATGTTGTTAGTGTTTAAATTGAGCCTGTTACCCCAATGTAAATGATTATCTATGAGGCTAGCTAGTAGGTTATGAGCTGATGCGACAGCATGGAAGTCACCTGTAAAGTGTAGGTTAATGTCTTCCATTGGTGCTACTTGCGCATAGCCGCCACCAGTTGCTCCACCTTTCATACCAAACACTGGACCTAGCGCAGGTTCACGTAGGCATACAATTGACTTGTAGTTTAACTTACGTAGGCCATCTGCTAGTCCAATAGTTGTGGTAGTTTTACCTTCACCTGCGGGAGTCGGAGTAATAGCTGTTACTAAGATTAACTTGCTATCTCGACCAGGACGGTCAGCAAGTGCTTCTATGTTTAGTTTAGCTTTCCTACTACCATACACTTCTAACTGTTCGTCTCGTACATTAATAGAACCGGCAACGGCTGTAATTGGTAGTAGGTCTGCTGATTGATTGATTTGAATGTCTGTTTTCATTAGTACTACTATTTAATACTAGCGAGGACGTAGTATATAATTTATTGCCACAATGATAGCATCCATTAGTGCGCCTGGATAGTTGTGTTTACCCATATCTACAAAGAAACACATAACAAATAAACCAATGAAGAACCATGTTAGTTGTCGATCATTTTCATACAACCAAAAACGAATTTTATTCCACATATACTACTCCTCGTTGGAGAATTTTTTAGATAATTTTTGTAGTTCATCAATACTGCGACTAAAACGATTCCACGCTTCATGCGCACGACCAAAACAATATCCAATGAACAATAACCAAACTACCAATAGCCAAAATTGCCAATCAATCATATTATTTGCCCTCCGGAAACACATCACTGGCAATGTCCATCAACATCCAACCTAGGGCAAACATACCTAAGAAGCGTTGTACTTCTGGTGCCCAAACACCAACTGCTCCCAATACTACCAAACTTACCAACGCAAATATAATTCTTTTTGTATAAACTGACATTTACTTCTCCTTCTTAGTCTTTACCGCTAGCTAAAAGTATTACGGTAAGTAGGAACCACCAAGCACTCCACTCCTGCCAACCTACTAGGTAAACGGTACCTCCTAGTAGGATTAAATTATACGTCATTGCCGCTAGCAACCGCATGTTACGCAATCTTCATACAAGTTGTCTTAGCCATGTTTTCCCAAGTGTTAGGAAAGCTCTTGTATAACTGTGCTACTTTGATTGCCATACGCAAACTCATTTCACGGAACTTGTTCTTGTTAGCGTCTAAGAAATCGATAATAATATCTTGTCCAATTTCGCCAATGCCCATGTCTTCAAACAATTGACCAGTTTTAGCAATTTGTCTAATACGCAATACTTTATCACGCATAGTGTCTAACGTCAAATCTAAATAGTGACAGCGTGACTGTAGTGCTTCTAAGTGATCTTTCAAACGAGTTGACTTAACTTGATCAAACTTTAAGTTAGTGATAAAAATTACACTACCTTTAAATTGGAAACTGTTAGGAATGTCTTCTTGTTTCAATACACGTGACTCCGACAACCAACTAATTTTACGTGACTTACCACTGTCCAATGCGCCTTTAAGCAAGTTCAAACTAACGTCGTCAAACAAGATGCTATCGCAGTCATCAAACACAATAACGCTGTTAGCGTCACTGTATTCGTACAATACTTTGTACAAACCAATAGCACTAGCACTACCTTTAACCACAGTGTGTTTAGGTTTTGCGTTGGCAATGTTTTGAAACAAGTTAGCACGGTCAATTTGATTTTCTACTGTGTAACTTTTACCAACACCCGGAGGGCCACTTACAATCATAGCACGAATGTCACCGTTCAATACTGCTTTGGTCATTTCGTCTAGCATTTCAAAACGTAAGCCAATTTCAGCAATACGTTCTTCGTCTGTTTGCTTGCTATGTGTGTCTACACCTGCTGTAGCTACTTCGCCTGTGTATTCTGTTGCGTCTACTAGTTCGTACTCTGTAGGACTAGAGATAGTAACACGTATTTTATCCTTGCCAAAACGACCAGTGCCGTCTACAGTGATAAAACCACCTTTGCTACCTAATTGAAATTGTTTTACTAGAGGAAATACTTCATCTGTAATCGCTTGATTACGATAAGTACCATTTTTAATTTTAACAAAACCTGTCATTGTCTATGCTCCTTAGTTTTCGTTTTATAATCGAAGCGTTTGTCGCTTTCTTATTATTGTAGTATTATAACACCTCTTTGGGTGTTTGTCAAGTACTTTTTAGTCAGCACGTGAACCAGCATAAGCACGGAACCCGTGTTTAGTAAGTACGTCTGCGTAAGCACGAGCACCTTCTTCTAACACATCCATGCTTTGACCATGGTAGTTACCTGGACTCCACATGTTTAAACATTTAGGACGATAATCTTTCTTAAAACCAACAGCAAGTAAGCCTTTAGCTTCTGTTGAGTTAGTACGATCTACGTACACATTAACCCAGGCAAAACCACAGTAGGCTATTTCGCCGTGTTGTTTAAGAAATGCGTTTTGAGCGTTAGTTGCTGCTGTTTGTGCTTCGTTGTGAATAGCTTGAAAGTCCATTTTGTGCTCCTGTGTTGTTAGTGTATGTATAGCATTATACAGTCAATTTAACCAAAAGTCAACCATTATTTAAGGGAATTTAGGATGTTGTTACGACCGGAACAACCCTTAGTAGTAACGTTAATAAAATTAAAATGTAACAACACCCTAAAACTTTGAAATCGTTTCCTAACTGTCAAATGCTATTATACTATCATTTGGGTAGGTTGTCAACCGATTTAGTAACTAAGTTCGCGGAAATCTGAGTATGGAATTGTGTAGTTGTTAGCACGAATAATTGTAACTAACTCTTTTGCTGCCGCATTGTAAAAACGTGCGAATTGACGAACTTGTCCACCGCTACGTTCACCGTCGCAGGTTAAGTTCTCTGGGCTTAGATCGTTGTCTAAACTATCATACAAATTTTGACAATCACGTTCTGATAAGTTATTAACATCATAGATCACATTATTGAAAATACGTGCCCAAGCATTTTTCTGTTCAATGTATTGTGCTAGATTTTTCATTAGTTGCTCCGTGTTGTTAGTGTATGTATAGCATTATACAGTCATTTAACCAAAATGTCAACCGTTTTAAACACACTTTCTTTCAGGGGAATTTTGATGAATTTACGTCTGGCTTTATCAAACTTGCCCTTGCGGGCAAAGTAGATTGGCGGGCCTTCGTGCCATTGTTGGTAGCCAATAACCTTTTCACCGTCCATCAAATATGTATGATTTGGCTGTCGGAAATCAACTACCCATTCTGTTACTTCACGTATGACCTCTATGGCCATTAGTATGTTTCTTTCGTAACGTAAAATTCAGTAGTTGGGTATTTTTCCTTAAACTCATCTGTAGCAACATACTGATTAAGACCAGTCATGTTGAAGAATTGTTTATGAAAAGCTGTTTTGTGTGTTTCTTTAATTGATACTGTAAGATATACCGAAGTTGCTTTGCCTGCCATGTCGTGCTCCTATTGTGCTAATTGAGTAAAAACTGATTGCTGGAGTTCTGCTACTTCATCGCTGGGTACGTAGAAGTCTGTTGTAGGATCATAGTACTCGCCTGCTTGAGCATCGTAGTACAATACACGACCGTTAGGATAATGGAATGGACCTTCTAGGCCTTTACGAGCGCCATATTCTTTGCCGTTTTGAAAAACTACATAGCCCATAATTCGCACTCCTTATTAACTAAACAAGTGCTATTATACGCTATTTTGGTTGGGTTGTCAACCGTTATTTAATCGCAGTCTGAAAATGCCTGTACTAATCGTGCTATACATTCTTTATCGCCTGGCTGGCAGACATTTGGAATTTCCGTACCGGTTGGTAAATTGGATTCAACTAGTGATTCTTTTGGTAATTTTACTTCTGTAGTTATTGACATTTTGTGCCCTTTCTAAAGTTTGCGATTGTGTCGCTTAAAACAATATTTATCGGTTACGGCGCTTTTGGAACATTGAATGTGTCTAGCATACTATCTACGCCGCTGTACCAAATTTGAGCAAAGTCAAAGCCTTGATATAGCAGTTCACGAACAGTGATACTAAGTCCAGATGCTAGTAGAATAACCACTAGGATCAGCACAATAGTAAACAGGCTAACTTTGGGTGTGTCGTCTACAAATCCGTCTAAGAAGTCCCAGGTAGGATCTACTGGATCTTGACTGAATATTGATGGTAGGTCGCGTCTACCTCGTGGGTAACGATACCACCATTCAGGATTTGGATTACCGTGCCGACCCCAGTTTGAGTCTTCGAAATTACTCATCAGTTGAAATAGTATCCGATACTACATCACCATCTTCAAATAATTCCATCGGAACTACGTCTGGTTGTGCGTTAAGGTCTGTATTACGGTTGATGTCTTCACACATTAAAGTTGCTTGTACTAGTGCTTGTTCGGCATTAGTGTAGGCATTCTCTTGTATGCTATCACCGTTTTGTGTCATTGCTGTGGCTATATAAATTAGTTTCATAGTGTAATTATATAGCCACGCAACGAGATTGTCAACTGTTTTTTGATTTATTTTTTCTTGGAGCAGGGTCGTTACTGTAGAAAATGTGGCCACCTATACGGGCAACACGCTCTAGACCCCAATTTGGATTAACATGTGTATTGTGAAAATACAATGCGTCATCGAGTTGATCTAGTTTTAGATTATGATGTAGTGTAGCACGTGCCACTAGCAAACTATCCTGCCAGCTATCACTTACATACTTAATCTTACTCACTGGGTTACATGTCCAGCTAAATTGACAGATCATGCGACCTGCGATCTCTGTGCGTTGATGTACAACTCCACAGATAGTTTTGGGAAAGTTCCTACTTTCAGCGCGGTTGATTGTAACCTGTGCCACAGCAACCTTTCCTTGAAATGATTCTAGTCCAGCTTCATAATAGATATTCTGTGCTAGGCACATAACCTGCTGGCTTTCTTTTGTTTTGTCATTCGCCTGCGCTATACTACTTGATATTACACATAAGGACATTATTGCCCAGGTTATTACTTTTGAGATAACTCTCATACATAAACCTCCTTGGTTTTTAACGTTTGATTTTACTACCGATAGGCTAATCGCTTACGCGATTTGCTTCTTTGACATTGACGAAAAATCTACAACTCCCTTCTGATAACATCAAGATATCATAATCGTCAAATACAGCATTGGGCTGTGTGATACCTGATGTGTGTCTGTGGCATTTATCTCGTACTGCGCAATGTCTTCCTGCGCAATAATATCCAAGCCCGCCACCACTACTTACTAATGGTACTACTGTCACGTTAGATTTTGTCATGCAATCCCTCCGAACGTATTATATGTATGCCAGTTAAACTGACTTTTACTACGTATAAAACTTGGAGTCGATCGGGATAACTACTCTAAACCTAAAATACCTGGATTATCATTTAAGAACTTAGCTCTATAGTGGTTCCAGATGTTAAATAAAACATCACTTTCATAGGCATTTACTGACGATTTCAGGTCCGAAAGTGCCATAATATCAGCAAAATATGGTTCATATTTGGCCGGTATTGTATCGTGTGTATATGTGTATGGACAAACACTATATTCACCTAATTCTAAGAATGTAGGAATTAATCTTTCAATTAAGAATGTAAAGTTTGGTAGACTCTTGTCGTGAGCATAGTTACTCAATCCCTCGCCAAATACCAAATGTCGGAACTGTGGATCCTTGGCACCTTCTGTAAACAGCTGGCGGCTAAAATCCATAAACTCTGTCCAAAATTTACGATTACCAACTACGTAGTTAGCAAACACTGTACGAGTACGATCTAATAAAATACTTTTAACATCAACATCTTCGTAGCCTAGTTTAGCAAAAAACATATTACCAATATCACTAATACCCGGATGATGTATGTCACCTTGTTCCCAACTGTTGGCAAATACTGCTTCATTTAAGATACAGGGGTTAAACAGATAAACATCAAACCCCGGATTGGCTGTGATGTGTGCCAAGGCCTGTTGCGCTGTCAAGTTTGTTTTATCTTTAAACTTCCAGCTGACGTAACCCCAATGGTCCAAGTTTTCAGCTAGGATACGATCATGTTCTCTATCCCAGACATCCCACTCACGTAGTTCTGGTCGCGGATTACTAGTGTTATCCAACGGAGTAAACAACGGATCACAATGTTGCTCTAGCTCTGGCTTAAAGTATATTTGAAAGATCTTTGTGCTTATTGACATACTGTTTGATTTCCTCTGATAAGTCTCTACACCTAGGCATAAACTCATTTTCTAATCGATATTCAAGTGTTTCTTTATTGGTAATATGGTGGAAGCCCCAATTACGTTGACGATCCACTAACGGTATCTGTGTTTGTATCTGTAGCTTACGTGCTAGTGCTAGATCATTAAACGGGCACCATCCGTAATAGAATACAACCAACTTGTCCGTGGTATAATTTTCATAGTGTCTGCCTGGTACAGGATACTGTACAGGAACATTATGAATGCTACGAGCCCGGCGTTCACGGAAATATTGGTCAAAGGAGAAGCCATCTGTCTTTTGCTCGTATAAAGGCCTATCTTGGCTAACTGGTCTTGTTCTGTCACAATCTACAAAAAAGACGCTAGGTAGTAAGTGTTGCCCTGGCTGTTCGTCTAAGATTGAATAATCTCCAATCAATAGTTCTGTTACATTAAGACAAATGCGCCACCCTTCGATTGACTGCTCAATGTCCATAACTTCGTAGTCAATTGTGTCTGCTTGGAAGTTTGGATTACGACTAGTTACAATGTCCCACGTTGGACATATTTCTTTAATTATCTCGCGACTACGATCAGTGCTGTGATAATCAATCATAATACCATGATCAAAAATCTCCTTGTGGTGATTTAAAAACCATGGTAGCATGTACTCTTCATTATAGAAATGACAAAGAATTGTTTTCTTCATGTTAAACTGGATCTGGTCCTACACGTTTCATAATATACAAGCCAGGTGCTGACTCATATACCTTTTCAGTGGCCCACTGTGGGTTAGCCGCTAAGAATTCTTCAACAGCAGCCATTAGACCTTTATGGTCATCACCTTCACCACGACGACCAAATGTTACTGTGTCATGTAGAATGATGTATTTCTTAGCCTTGGGTGCGTGTAGTTCAAACTCACGTGCTAGGCTAGCATAGTGATGGTAAGTGTCGATGAACAGTAAATCAGTGGGCTCGCAGTTGTAGTAAGGAATTGGTTTACCAGCATTCCATTCACCGCGATGTTCTTCGTTGTTTAGCCATGGGCAATGTTTGTTTAACTCTGCTGTAACACCATGATTGGTATCACCAGCAACAAACTCAAAGTCAATGCCTAGGTCTTTGGCTACACCACGCACTTCGTCTACTGGACATAAGTGATCAATGTCTACACTTACTAGTCGTTTAGGTTTAGCACTTAGCCATGCCCATGTACTACAGACAATTGCCACACCCATCTCGGTGATGTGATCACAGCCCTTAGCATATTCTGCTAGTGGTTTAATGTATTCACTCATTTGGCTGTTGGCTAATATTTCTTTATTGGCAATCGCTTCAATGCGTGCCTGTACTAGTTCTTCTGCGGTCATTCTTATTCTACCTTTATAGTTGGGAAATAACGGATAAACACATCGCCTTGTTTATCACGTTTTGTTTTGATCTTTGTACTTATCTCTGTGAAGAAGTTCCATGCTAAAGGAACAAATGCTACATTAAGATCCTGACATTCATCTAATACATCAATTGATACCACAGGAGTGTGTACACCTGGACAGAATAAACTTTGTTTGAGCGGATTGTCATCAATAACAAAGTCTAGGTCAATGTTGCCAAAGTTAAGTAATGTCATACCTTTGGCAGCCGCACCATAGCCAGCAACTACATAACCTTGACTGCGATATTCAGCAATAGCTTCTTTTAAGTCAACAACAACCTGTTGAGCTTTGCGAGCATAGTCGATGTATGTTTGCGGTGTTTGTAACCCTGCGACACGTTCTTCTGCTAGTACCTGTTCAACTTTGCCATCTGTGCTAGGATGTTTACTAAACACAAACACATAGCTATTACCATGGATTGGTGTTTTAGTAATGTCAATTAAATTTAAGCCAGCACGACGAGCTAGTTCATTCATGCTGTTAGCACAGAAGAAACTTAGGTGTTCGTGATAGATAGTGTCAAACTCATTGTTCTTAACCATGTCAGCTTGACTAGTTTGAATAAACAAGACGCTGTTATCATGCATAATTTCTTTACATTGTAGTAAAAAGTCTAAAGGATAGTCGTTGTGCGCAAATACGTTCTGCGCATTGATAATATCAATGCTCTTGGCTTTTAATCCTTCTACGTGAGCCGCTGTAAAGTAATCTAGGATAACTTCATGATTCTTGCTACTGATTGGATGTAGATTGGTTGCTGGGTCAACACCGTAGGTAGTTAAGCCAATCTTTTTAAATGAATCTAACTGTGTACCATCATTACAGGCAATGTCCAACACTGACTTAGGCTTTTCGCTAAAGAATCCTAAACTGTAGTTAGCAAACCAATCAAAGTAGTCTTTAAGTGTTTGACTAGTACCGCTTACATACAGGTAGTTGCGGAATAGTAGGTCTGGATTAACAGCATGACTTAATTGTAAATGACTACATTCTGTACAACGATTTAACACCAATGGGAATGTTAGCTCGGCTTCTTCTTCTGTTTTAATAAAACTATTGGCCATTGGCTGTATGCCTAGGTCTAGAGTTAATTCTAAATGCTGGCTTCCACAGCACAGGCACTCGGTTAATTCTTTTGCGTTATCGATCATATTCTTTTTCCCATTGATATGTCATGTAATTATCGCGGCGTTCAATGTGTGCGTCCGCATATTTTTCTTTTAGGCTATTAACTATTGTACTAGGAGTTTCAGTAAATGTAAAGCCAAACGTTTGTTCAAATAATGTAGTGTCTAGGCCAAAGTCATAGGCATTAGCAGTCTTACCACGATCAACTACAGGCACAGCTAGTTCATTGGCCACAGTGGCGGCAATATAGTCAACTGTGGCATTGAAACTGGCCATATTGTAGATACCACTCACTGGCTGTTCGATACACCGAGCAATGCCACGGCACAGATCTTCAATGCCTAGCAAGGCACGATTGATATGTTTATTAGTTACTGTGATTTTACCTTGTGTTCTAACCGCATCATACATAGCATTGATCATTACATCAGCACGTAGGTTAGGTGCCCAACCGTTGACTGTACCAAAGCGTAGACCAATTACAGGTTGCCCATTGCCAATGGCAACTTTGGCTTCTAGGTCTAAGGTATATTTGGTAATGTCATAATTGTTCACAGGAATAAACTGACGGTTGTCTTCAGTAAACAGTTGCCCAGGTAGGCTGTTGCCGTATACACTAGCTGAACTAGCATAGATCAACGGAATATCTTTCCAACTTAGTTTAGCCACTAGGTTAGTAAAGTTAGTAACATTGTTTAACCACGGACTAGCAATAGGACCAACACAGCTTGCTACACTACTGTGGCCTGCTAGTAAAACTACAGCATCAAATTGCCCTAGATAGGTAGCATCAAGTTTGTGGTAGTCAGTTCTCTTAGACGTTTCATCATAGTTGTACCAGCAACAGTCTACACTTTCTACAGTGTAGGTCTGTGCCAATACTTGCCTTAGTCTAGATCCAACATAACCATTACCGCCAATGATTAGGATGTTTTTCATTAGTCGATGATCATCATGCCATTTGGAGCAATGTTGCCTTGTAGGCCAACAACGTCCAATTCAACTAATTTGTCTGCTGGAATAAATTTAGCCATGCTGTGTTCAACATCAATATATTTTTGTTGATTGAATGTGGCAAACATATTCTCAATGATCTTTTGGAACAGCTCAATGGTCTCATCAAGTAGGCCAGGAGTGAAACTATATAAACGAGTCTGTAGTAGATAGTCTACACCAGTGTCAGTTTGTGGAATCCAACTAGCTTGACGTTTCTTAAACACATACTTGTCTTTGGTCTTGGCATTGTCAAAATGTTTAATATCAAACTTATCATTGACTATATATCTACCACTGAGTTTAAAAATGCGGCCAGCACTGTT